TCATTCGTCAACGGCATTCATACTGCAAAAGGCGGTAAGCATGTAGAATATATTCTTAATCAAATCACTCGCAAAATGGTGACGTTTATTGAAAAGAAAAAAAGGATTACAGTGAACCCTACCAGTATCAAGGAACAGCTAATTCTATTTATCAGATGCGACGTGGAAAATCCTGCGTTTGATAGCCAGACAAAGGATTTCATGAATACACCAGTTGGCAAATTCGGCAGTGCGTGTACCGTGAGCGACAAGTTCATTGAGAAAATCGCAAAGATGGGTGTCATGGATGCGGCGTGTGCTTTGACCGAAGTCAAGGAGAACAAGGCGGCGAAGAAAACCGATGGTTCCAAGACGAAGAATATCCGCGGAATCCCTAAACTAATTGATGCGAATTGGGCGGGTACTGAGAAATCCGGGCAATGTATAATCATCTTTTGTGAGGGCGACTCTGCCAAAGCAGGTATCGTCTCAGGACTATCCTCGGAAGATAGAAATACGATTGGAGTATATCCCATGAAGGGGAAGATTCTGAATGTTCGCGGCGAAACCGTCAAGCGGATTGCGGAAAATAAGGAGATTAGTGAAATCAAGAAAATTCTCGGCTTGGAAACAGGTAAGGAATACAAAAGCATGGAGGAGGTGAGTAAGTCATTGAGATATAGCAAGGTACTGTTTATGACCGATCAGGATTTGGACGGGTCGCATATCAAGGGATTGTGTATCAATCTATTCCAGACCGAATGGCCCGCCTTGACGCATATTCCCGGATTCATTGGGTTCATGAATACGCCGATCATTAAAGCTCGCAAAGGCACTAAGGAGTTGATGTTTTATAATGACGGTGAATACGACGCCTGGAAGCAAGACCCTGCCAATGTTGTAGATACTTGGAAAATTAAGTACTACAAGGGTCTAGGGACCAGTACTGGCAAAGAATTCAAAGAGTATTTTGAACAAAAGAAAATGGTCGGCTTCAGTCATGCTGGACAGTCCAGTGACGACGCGATAGACATGGTGTTCAATAAAAAACGTGCGGATGATAGGAAGGACTGGCTAGAAGAATATGACCGAAATGCGTACTTAGATACGAGCAAACCGTTGATTTCCTATAACGAGTTTATTGCGAAGGAGTTAATCCATTTCTCCAAATATGATTGCGACCGTAGTATTCCGAATCTGATGGATGGACTGAAAATCAGTTTGCGAAAAATTCTGTTTGCAGCGTTTAAGAAAAATCTGACGAGTGAAATCAAGGTGGCGCAATTCACTGGATATGTATCGGAGCATTCAGGGTATCATCATGGAGAGCAGAGTTTGAACTCCGCGATTGTAGGCATGGCGCAGAATTTCGTCGGGTCAAACAATATTAATTTGTTGGTGCCTAATGGACAGTTCGGCACGCGATTACAGGGCGGGAAAGACAGCGCATCGGAAAGATATATTTATACTCTGTTGAACAAGCTAACCCGGACAATCTTTCCGCAATTGGATGATAATATCCTGACTTACTTGAATGACGACGGACTGAAGGTAGAACCGATTTATTATGTGCCAATTATTCCGATGATTCTGGTGAATGGATCAAAGGGCATTGGCACTGGATTCAGTACAGATATCATGTGCTATAATCCGTTGGATATTATCCGATATTTGAAATATAAATTGGAGGGGGACCTCATAAGTTGTGATAGTATTACGTTTATGCCGTATTACGAAGGGTTTGAAGGGACGATTACGCAAATTGGTGAGGCGGATAACAAATATTTAATCAAGGGGAAATACGAAGTCGTTAGCCCAGACAAGATTCGGATTACAGAATTGCCAGTAGGCCTATGGACTGAGGATTATAAGGAGTACTTGGAATCGTTGACAGAAACCGTGGACAAAGCTGGCAAAAAAATAACGCCTGCTATCAAGGATTATGATGATATGAGCAAGGACACGAATGTGGATTTTGTGGTGACATTACAGAAAGGGCAGTTAGCTGAACTAGAAAATACGATGTTTGATAATGGATGCTCTGGCTTAGAAAAGATGTTTAAATTGTATACGACGAGTACGACAACGAACATGCACTTGTTTGACGCGCAAGATAAGTTGCGCAAGTTTGCCTCAGTAAATGCGATTATAGATGCTTACTATGTTACGCGATTGGAGATGTATAAGACACGTAAGGACTTCTTAGTTCAGGCGATTCAACAAGAATTAGTATTACTGTCTAATAAGGCGAAGTATATTCAGGAAACGTTGGATAATAATATAGACTTAAGACGTAAGACGAAGCCTGAGGTATCGGCAATGTTAAATGGTCGTGGTTACACAGTGATAGACCAAGACGACGAGTTTAAATATTTGGTGAAGATGCCGATGGATAGTGTGACGGATGAGAATGTTGCCAGATTAAATAGGGAACATGGCGACAAACTGAGTGAACTGAACAGGATTCAAGGACAATCTGTTGAGAATATGTGGCAAACTGAACTGGCACAATTGGAGACGGAATATATTAAATATAAGGAAGAAAGAATGCGAGCTCTAGCAGGGTTACCCAAGAAAACAGTCGCTGTTAAAAAGGTAGCTAAACTTAAGATTACATCAGCATAATTCTAACAACCGCATAACTATAATATAATATAACATAATATGAAACACATACTCAAAAATGATGAGAGATACAATATGTTATTAAAAATACCTTCAAAGGTGCTTTTGTTCGTTTCTAAAAATTCAAATGGAACATATACATTTGTACATTTTTTAGATAATGTATTTAGTTTATCTATGACAGAATATCCTGATGTGCTTCGTTATGTTTTCTATAAGAATGGTGTCCCTCTAAAAGAAACCAGATATATAAATAAGGGTTACACCCCTTAATTTGATTGCGCCAAGCAAGGTTGAACTACATGGTGGTTCTGACCGTGATAGGGTGCGAGTCAATTTATTTTTTTAACGAAGTTTTTTGCCGCACTTTTTTTAAAAGTGCCTAGAACCAAGGCTTCAATATCAACTCTTTATCTGAGGTAGTTGCCATCATCGGATGAGCAATTGGCTGCGCTAATGTAGTTACGTCGTAAATATATTTCAAATAACTCTGCGCCTCACCATATACTTGATATACGCAATAATGTAGCACTATTTGATTTAGCGCATTTATTTGTTCTTGGATATTATTTGGTTGATTTATAGCGTTTTGTAAAAACACACTTCGCATAATAATCTTCAATTCGTCGCAATCTTGAGGGCCTATTGTATACTGTCCTTTAGACCGTTCAAATACTCCTGCTCTAATTCCATTTTGAATGATACGAATATTTTGTTGAGAGAAAAAGGCGTCGGACAATTCGGTTTTATCCCATTGTCCTTCAGTAGGGTTCCTAAATGTAGAACACTGATTGACAGGTATCTTATCATATAATGAAAATATATTACATGATTTTGGAGCATTTAAATCTACACGACCATTAGAACTTTTCAAAGAATTTTTCATTGTTATTATATTACTTTAATATAATAACTCTCGTAATCTTAATTTATTATTTTATTTATATAATTTATACATATGGCAACATTTCAAACAATCGTGATAACAGTTGCAGCATTTATACTTGTTGTAATGCTTATTGTCATTGGTGTCTCTTTAAACAATGCTAAATCCACGCAGACTTGGCCACCCGTGTTAAGCGAATGTCCTGATTACTGGGTAGATATTTATGGCAAAGGGAAGGGATGCCAGAACGTTCAAGATCTTGGGAAATGTACAGCGCAAAATCAAGTAGATGGGCATCAAGTTATGGATTTCTCTCAGGCTCAGTACATTGGCGCAGGAGGGTCATGTGCTAAATATACCTGGGCCAAAAATTGCGGGATTACCTGGGATGGTATAACCTCTGGGGTACGAAATCCTTGTATAAATGCTACGGCATAATGTAAGTGTTATGCGTATAAATCAATTTAAAAATATGGTCAATAATAACAGTAAAATGAATACAATGAATATAAATAAAATATTAAATAGGGAGGATATGGCAAATCAAATTAAACAAATTTTACAGCATTTTGAATTAAATAAAACCAATTGTCTAGTTAAAAAAGGTATTTATATTTATGGAAACCCGGGCACAGGCAAAACCACTTTTATTATGAATATTTTGAAAGAACTAAACTACGACGTTATTAAATATGACGCGGGCGATATTCGCAACAAGTCCATTATAGAGACTATTACTAAGCATAATATGTCAGATACAAACGTATTAAGTTTATTTCATAAAAAGGTCAAAAAGATTGCGATAGTGATGGATGAAATAGACGGGATGAATAATGGAGATAAGGGAGGGATTAATACACTAATAAAATTAATCCGTCCTAAAAAAACAAAGAAGCAAAAGTTAGAGGAGGTAACGTTGAGCCCTATTATATGTGTGGGGAATTATCATATTGATAAAAAAATTAAAGAATTGATGAAGGTCTGTAATACTATAGAACTGAAGATGCCGACCATTAATGAAATAAGCACTATTGTGCGGCATATTATGCCTACATTAGAAGTGTCATTACAAACTAATATTAGTTCATTTGTACAGGGCGATTTACGAAAGTTGAATAATATTCTATCAATATGTAATAACCCGCAAAATGAGATGACGACAGATATGATACAAAATATATTCCAGATGAAATCGTATAATGACGATGCTAAAAAAACGACTCAAAAACTTATTAATACACCGCATCATATAGACAACCATTTAACCATGATTAATGAGACGGATAGGACAATTGTGGGACTGCTATGGCATGAGAACATTATTGAAGTATTGGCTCGTCCTAAAAAAAACATTTCAATTCCGTTCTATACGCAAGTGCTAGATAATATGTGCTTTGCAGACTATATAGACCGGGTAACATTTCAGAAACAGATTTGGCAGTTTAATGAAATGAGCTCATTGATTAAGACGTTTAAAAATAATAAATTGTACCATGATACCTTTAAGAAAAAATATAAATTTAATCCTGTTGAAGTGAGATTCACCAAGGTGCTTACAAAGTATTCTACCGAGTACAATAATTTGTTATTTATACAGAATCTATGCCAACAATTAGGGATGGATAAGAAAGATATTTTTGCGTTTTTCTTGGATTTGAAGAATAAACATACGGATGCTGAAATCATTGCACTGTTTGAAAACTATGAAATCAATAAACTGGACATTAATAGAATTTATCGGTATTTAGATAAATATACTAAAGAAAATGCTGGAGAAGAGGAGGAAGAAGGAGAGAAAAGTGACTTGGAAGACTAAAGGGAACCAAGGTTCCCTTTGAAACCCTCCTTTGCGGGGGCTTGCCCCCGTAGCATTCTCAATACTTCATTAATCAAATATTTTTTTATAATTTCGCTAACATCGTTCTTATTATTTTTAAAATCGTAAGAAATGTATTCAATTATATTATTTTCTCTCTTTCTTTCATTCCAACAAAAATAAACTATTTTAATATTATTATTAATTGGATAAATCAACTCATATATTTTTAACAAATATTCTGTAGCATCTATACCATATTCAATGTCGTCTAAATAATAATTTAGCTGAGAATTTATAGTGTCGGCATATACCAACATTATATATTCATTTGATTGTATATCTCTCAATAATCTTTCTAACATTATTAATAGTGCATTTTTATATTCATTATTAATTGTAAAATGAGTATTACCTAATCCAGTAATTTTATTCATTTGGTTTTTAGTAACGTTATTTACAGATATATACTGCTCGTTACCGACATATTTATAATAGGTATGTCCGCTAGTCATATATTCTACTGCTTTTTCTGCTCCATCATTAATAAGAATATGTAATATATTATATGTCGTTTTGCTTGGAGTCCATGCCCAATCAAATGGATATGAATATTTATATAAATTGGTTTTTTGTATGCCTTCTAGTACAGCATAGTGTAATCCTATTGGGATAACTTTCATATACACTTTTGAACATTTAAATACGCGCAAAAATACGAAACTGTATATTAAAATAAAAGAAGTTGGGTTGGCTTACTCGTTATGCGTAAAGTCTAAATTTAAGTCTTTTATCATAGGCATAATTAGATTAGCATATACTCTCTCTTTATCTTGTTCCCTACTAGAAAAATTTATATTACATAGAACAATTTTATCAATATCATTAGGGTATAGTTTTAAATATTCGCTCAACAAATGAATATTTTTACTGTTTATTTGAAATTCTATAAGTCCGCCCCCACCACCTCTTTGTATTTTTTTATTATTTCTGCGTTTGTGTCTAACGCTATAGCGCCCGCCTCTATGTGTACGGGAATTAAACCACCGTAAAAAACCAAGAGACATTAATGCCCCTACCATAACAATATTTAATGTTACTAATCCTTCTATGCTTTGATCTAAGTATTGGTTTGTCAATAGTTCATACATATATTGTATAATAAATGTTAATTGTCTAAATCCGCCCATGTATTGGAGCGTATAATGAATTGTTCCTATCGTAGCTACCATTCTTGCGGTTGGCTCAACATTTTGTAAAACTGCCGGCACGTTTATTTGAGGTAAGCTTCTAACCAATCGTAATCTTAATCTTTGCATAGTGCTTAATTGTCTTTCTTGCTCTATCGCAAGAAATTCCTCAATGTCGGACACAACATCGTCTGCGGGCAATACACGACACATTGCACAACTAAAAGGTGCTGGACCTGAATTATCTAAAAACTCTACGGCACATCCTATATGTACATAATGTGCTGGCACTGAATCGCATATAGAAATTTGATAGGAATCCGTTTTTATGTGTTCAAGACATAAACAACAAACATCATCTTCTGGAGTGTTATTTACTTTTTTTACAACGCGCATTCCTCCTTTTAAAGTCTTCCTAAACCTAATTCGTTTACTTTTGTTGTTGCGTTTTCTTTTATGTTTAGTTAAGACCATATATTATAAGTATATTGAAAATATTATATAAATATAAATATAATGGATGATAGACAAGAACGTATAGAGAGATGTGCGGAGTGTTTACGTAATTTTCATGACCAAGTTTGGCAAGGACGATTTCAATCTACTTCTAAAACCAAAGAATATTACGTTTCTCTTTTAAAACGTTCATTTATTCTAAATCCAGAAGTATCGTTAGAGAGAAAACGCAAAATTTATAACATAATACAGCGATTACATAATCAATTGATGAGTGATGATATGACTGCTTCAAAAATAATGACAAGAGAATTAGCCAGTAATGGTAGACGAGTGAGGGATGCGCAAGATGCGTATTTAGGTAATGTTAGCCGATTGTTATCAGATGCCCGTGGAACATTAGAACGAATGGGAATGGGAGCAACTACAGAAGAAATATTAGAAGATACTGAACCAAGTGCGTGGGGATTTAGAAGCTTCGGAGAACAGACTTATAGTGGTCAGGATATGCCATATCAGTTTCCCGATATAAATACTGTTGCAGAACGTGTTGCTGGTAGGCTTCAATGTATATTAGATTTTTATTCTTCAGTTGAACCAGGTTTGTTATCCGGAGGTAAGAGAAAAAAACGCAGGAATACTAAAAGACATAAACGCAAGAATACTAAAAGACATAAAATCCGTATGTCTTATAAGTTTTTGAAATAATTAATTATAAAAATTTTAAATTTATAATTAATGATTTACGGGGAGCAACTTCTTCACCTAAGGTGAAGGAGGGTTCTCACCTAAAGTGAAGAACCTTGGTTCCCTTTATAGTGACAATTCCAATGCTCTTGCCTCCATGTTCTTCTTCAGCCACTTTTCCTTAACGTCGCTTGAGATTGTAGAACGTTGATGCCTCTCACACTGTTCAGGGGAATCATAAAACACCGTAACTGGCTTAGGCACCATGCTTAGCCTTACCTTAAAATACAAGTCCTCCCACTTAGACCCAATCTTGTGTTCCTTAAAAAACGCGCCTGAAATAGCATGTCTAATAGATGCGCCATTCCCCCCAATAGAAGGAAAACATTGGACATAATGCTTCTTCTTATTATTGTCTGTAACAATATATCTTACACAATTATTGTTCGGCGAATTTGCCAGATTAAATAGTTCCTTCTTGCGCTTATTGTTATCGGAGGATAGCGAAAAATTAGTGGAGGCATCTTCAAACTCCTCATTGGATGGATGGAAACGGTCGTCTTCGTAATACATAACTCTGCTCTAGCTTCTTATTATACTATATTATAGTTGTTTGCCTTTAAGTTCTTTTTGATTTATGTGTCTGTTAATAAGCATAGTTATTTTTTCATTTAAATATGCGTTCTTGGACTTCAGTTCATTATTTTCTCTCAATAATTCTTGAATCATCTTAGTTTGATTCATTAATTGCACTGAACTGTCAGGTTGACTAGGCGTCTTCCTCAAATTATCCTCCATCATCTTGTTCCTCTTTTCTCTCAACGCCTTAATTTGGTCAGTTACTTCAGGTTTATATTTAATATCTCCTGGCTCATAGGCTTCTAATATATTCTCAATATCATCTAAGAAGAATTTCTTAAAGGCGAATATATTATTGGCGTCTTCCAATAAAATAAAATCATTGACTGTCTTACTAGAATATTTTATAAAAGGATTCGTTGGCATTTCATCCAGCATTTCTTTTTTATCAAAGGAATTATGAATATGAGAGAAAACCAAGATTGTTTTAACCGGGTCCAGTTGAATAAAAGGAATTGAATATCCTTTCAAAAAGTGGCGCTCTTCGGCAATAGACTCCTCATCATTATATTGGGTTTGTAGTAACAATTCTTTTCTAAAGGCAAAAGTGGCAGCAGTGGCATGACTCGGTCCATATGGACCAAACTGGACCATTTTCCCAATATGCTTGAAATAAATATGCATTTCACTAGTGCCAGCGCATAAGGCGCTAGGATTTTGCTGGAGCATAGTTACAGCATGGCTTACCCTAGTCGGCGGGTAATAATCGTCGTCATCCATGTAAATGATGATGTCTCCCTTGGCCTTCTGATGCATTAAATTTCGTTTCTTACCTAGAAACATCTTTTCTTTATAAGGGAAATATTTGACTTGTTTGATAGAACTGAGCATATCCTTGATTTTATCCGTGCCGTCATCAATAATAATCCATTCCATTCTCTCTTTTGGATAATCTTGTTGTAAGAAACAATTGATAATTTGAGAGAAAAAGGGGCGCCTGTTAAATGTTGGGGTACAGATACTTACAAAAGGATAAGACATATATATTAAATATAATAGACAAAGTATTTAATATAATTACTTGTTACATAAATAAATCCGCGCTCATATAGGCATTCGCCGCTAAGGGACCAATATCCGAAAACATTCCTGTAGTCGTCTCTCTATGTGGGTAAGATAACAAATTCTTTTCATCTGATTTTTGTATTTTATTTGCTTCAAAGAACTTATGTTCTTGTGAGTCAAATTTATTTCGCCAGGTGTTTTTACCGAAATACGCCTGTGGAACATAAGCCATATTCTGGGTATTAAAGAATTTCGCCTGTGTACCAATATCTGTTGTTAGGAAAGAATACGTGGGTGTAGTGCCTGCGGTAAGTTTACCTGCGTCGTTCTGTCCTCTTACCTTTTTACTAGTGTTAGTGCTGGAACCGGCACCATTCAATCCAACTTTTGGCTGACACCCGACACAATCCACATCAGATGTACATTGCTCCCCCGTAATAGAACAACGCGCTAAAGGTCCGCACATATTAGAGCAACTATATGTTGTATTTATTGGCATGTTCACCGTATGTGACGTTTCCGGAGTACTATAATCATTTATAACAGATACAAATGGTTCACGCATTTGTTTATAAAGTAACACAATTAGTAGTAATAATATAAACAAGTAAATATATTCAACCATGCCTCTTATTATATGCTTTTACATTTTTTTTAGATGAAGATAGATAGATATAAATTAGCTGGTTCAATTATAAAGTTTGTCCCGAACTTTTTTGTTACGATGAATGGTAACGATCCAGCAAACAACGCATCCATACTGACGTCACCCAAAATTGGTGGCGCTAAAGTGAAGAACCAGGGGTCCCTTATTTTTTTGTAAAAGTGTATATTAAGAGTAAGCTATGTCTAATTCAACCGATTCCTCAGCAATTAATGATAAAAAAAACAAAGATAGTGTTAAAACTCAGCCTGACCCTGTCGGTTTCACCTTTGCCTACGCATCACACGTTATAAATTTATGTATTATCATTGCTATCGGATGCAAAGTGTTAATCTCTTGTAAAGTCGCCCAAGCCAATATTCTCCCATCAGACATCAAATTGGTGCCTTTCACTGACACCATGCCTAGTTTCACTCCTCCTCCTATCAATATTAATGTAGTCAATGACGCAGGGAACTATCTCTCTACCAAAATTAAGTACCCTTTAACAAACTTGTCCAGTTTCAACAAGGGTATTTTAGGACGGTTGAAAAATTTACACGATGACCCTAATGCTGGGCGCATTGGCAACTACTTTTCTGCTATATTTAGCGCAATAGTGGCAAACAATTATAGTGCCATGAATACTGTTTACAACATGATGAATGCTAATATGTATGAAACATTTATTATAATATTTGGACCCATGATTGCTGGATTTTTATACATGTTCCTGTTTTTCTTCAATTTCTTATACTTGTACTATTTATTACTAATTAAAATACCTAAACTATTTGAATATAATTCAAATACGAATGCGAATGGGAAAGCCTGCTGGGGAAAACCGTCCTTTATGAATATAACGTCCTGGTTTATTCTTTTTGGAATGTTTCTTTTAAGCCCAATCATATTTATAGGCAGTTCTGCGATTGCATTAATGCTCCTTGTTTATTGTGCTTTTACCCCGCTTTTTATGAATGCCGAAATAGTTGGCACGAATAAAAAATTCACGTTTATTAATGAACTTCAGAACATCTTCCTGTATAAATCTAATATTATTATGATTATATTATCATTGTATTTAATTCTAGACGCATCTAGTTATTTAGGACAGTATTATGGTGTGGCGGCATTAATTGCTTGTTTATTATGTTACTTTATCATACCTAAATTATATGGTCAGTATGTTCCTCCTGTGGAAAATGGAGTGACTCCTGAGTTGGCGTCGTATGATAAAGCGGAGGCTGTAGGCACTACTGGCCAAGCAGGTGGTGGTAGAAAGAAAAAGGTATAGCATTATGTTCTTCTGGTTCTTTTTAATTTTCTTTGATTTTTTCGGGTTTTTCTGTTTTTTCTTTTATATTTTTTAGTGTGAGCTCTTTTATATTTGCGTTTATTTGTGTGATTGTTCCTGTTTGACCCGCCATCTGGTGGGGTATCTGGTTGGGTGTCTGGTTGGGTATCTGGTGGTGTTTGTTGTTTTTCTGAATCCTCTTCATAATTCATCTGTAAAGATCTGGCGATCGGTAAGTTGTCGATAGTTGATTCAGTTGATTGTTTTTGGCCAGTAGCAGCAGCAGCCGCAACAGCAGCAGCAGCAGCAGGAGACCCAACCCTTGAAGCACTCCGTTCCCGAGTCTCAGCCTCACCCCGTTCCCAAGCCTCAATCCAAGCCCGACTCTCAGCCTGAGCATCAGTCTCAGCCTGAACCGAATATTCTAATGGGTTATACATTATTAATCCATAATTTTCAACAGCATCATTATATAAAATATCCTTATATCTATAAAAGTAGTCTGGGTTCTCATAACCTACTAGAATCTCTTTATAGTGTTTTCCATTATACTGTAATCCCAATGGTGTTAACACTATTTTTGGGTTACGTCCTTGAACAGTAGGGTCTATATTATTACTTAAAAAATCAATTATATAATCATAAAAAAACCCATAACCTTTGGTAAATTTGGACTGCGCTCCTCCTGGAAGATCTTCTTTAGATTCTCTCCAGTCGTACGCTTCCCTTCCTGCTTCATCCATTTTAAGCCATTCTAGGAGCTTATTTATATCATATTCTTCATCCACAACTATATTACATCTAGAAAATATATAACATAATTGAGTGTATATAGTTTGTAAATATATTCTTAAATCAATTGGATTATCTTCATATGGAACATATTCTTTTATGTAACTGCCATCTTCAGGCAATAATATGTATTCAAAAGGATACTTAATCTTAACATCCGCATTTTCTTCTCCTCCTGTTGCTAGTGCTGTTCCTGCTTCTTCTCCTCCTGCTCCTGCTGCTAGTGCTGTTCCTGCTCCTTCTTCTGTATCCTCCAACTTCATAAATATACCGGAGCCGAGATGTTGTTTATTCAATCTATCTTTCTGTTTACACATATACCTATATCTATCAGTTTGCACACTTATTGGAGTTTGGGGTTGTTTTATGGATGCTGCGACAAATTTTGTTGGTGCAGGCGATGTTGGTGCAGGCGATGTTGGTGGCGGCCTTGAACGCGTGGTTGGTGCAGGCGATGTTGGTCTTTTTGGCACAAAGTCTGGTGTTTCATACATAGCAGCTATTATCATATCTAGATATGTCTGGTTTGTAGCATCAATTTGAATATTACCATTAGAAATGCGCGTTAATGTAATGTCCTTATCAGCAATTTTGCCTTTGGTTACAAGTAAATCTTTAGCAACCTGTAATCTAATAATATTAACATTATTTACTATCATTGTCACAGCCCCGCCATATTGAACCAATTTACCTCGTTTTTTAATAGTACGTTTTTTACCCTCACCTTTATTATTGCGTCTAGACTTTCGTTTACCACCAGCAGTTCCAAATCCAAATGCTTGTTGTAAAGTATATGGAAGATCGCCAATATTAGATGTAATCTGGTCAAAAACTCCTTTAATTTTATTAACAAGCCAGTGCTCTAAAAATCCAAAACATTTATAATCTTCTACAACATCTTCTACAACATCTTCTACAACATCTTCTACAACATCTTCTACAACATTTTTTACAACATCTTCTACAACATATTGTGCGTTTGCTTGTTGTAGTGCTAGTGCGGGGGTTACGTCCATTAGCATTACATGTGTTGCTGGTGCTGGTGCTGGTGCCAACGGGGGTGAGCCTGCCGGCGCAATGTTTCCAGCATCTTCATCATCAGAAATTTCTGCTGGTGGCGTTGCTGCTAGCTCTTTTGTATATATTTTAAGTGGTGTCGCACGTAATAACCCATTAACAAGTGATGTACATTGGAGACCTACTAAATCATAAATTGGCTTTGTATTGTCGGCATCGTCGGTATATTCGCATATGGGTTGTATAATGTAATGCGGAGAATTATTTATTTTTTGCACAATAACTAAATTTTTAACTTTGTATCGATAAAACTCATCAGTTTTATCAGAAATTATGTTATTTAAGACTTTTATTTGGTCAGGTAGTGGGACATCAACCTTCATGAAGTCCACTAAACCATGTGCACCTGACAGCAAACCTTCTAATTCTGCATTAAAGTATTTAATATTTTTTATAATTGTGTTTAAATTTTCAACATTAGGAAAAGGGTGATATTGGTCGCCAGTTCTACCAGTTTTAAGATATACTACTCTAAAACGTTTTAATTCAGTAGACCCAGTTGCTATATTGTTTAATAATTTTATTATTTCAGAATTATGAGCAATTACATTATTTAACGCACTATCAATTAATCTTTTAGCATTATTTCGTGGGTCTTCTAAAATAGGTAAAAAATAATGAGTGTTCGCAAAATCATTTTGATTTTTCCAAGCCTTTTTATTTGCTCCGCCGTTTGCATATTTTTCTGCCATGCGCGTCGCATATTCAGTCGCATTATCGCCATCTAAGTCGTCAGTGTTTTGAATATTTGAACATACTCCTGGTAACTTTAAACATATTAATAAAAACATAACGACTTGGTCGGTGGTTATCATGGCGCATCGTGTTATGTCAAACGGCGGTGGTCCTCCTTCTTCTCCTCCTCCTCCTCCTCCTCCTCCTCCTCCTCCTCCTGCCTCTGCTTCTGCTTTCTTC